CCATGCAGAGGGATAGACGCAGGAGGGAGCTGGAGGCAGGGAAGTGTCCATCATGCCACAAGCCAAATCCGGACCCTTCCAGGGTTGAATGCCCAAGGTGCCGAGTGAAAAGCCACATGCGCTATGTGAGCAATTATGTGCATCGTATAAGGCCGGATGGAATCTGTTTGAGATGCGACCGGGAAACGGAACCCGGATATAAACTCTGCCCGGAGCATCGAAAGATGGCTGCGATCGCAGGGGAAAAGGGCAGGGCCGCGCAGGACAGGAACAGGCATCCGTGGCGGCTGGATGAACAGGTGCGGCACATGAAAGTGAGGAAGTCCGAATGAAGATCATCAGGGAGGGCGATCTCTCCCGGATCACCACGGTGCGGCGGTTCGAGTGCCCGGACTGTGGGTGCATCTGGGAAATGAGCGGCTGTGAATACCGCCGGGAAATAATCTGCGGCAAGCATCTGCGTATAAGCACTTGCCCGACGTGCAAAAAGGAGGTACGGATCGATGATGACACCGAGGGATAGAGTTTTGACAGCGACGGCCAGGGCGCAGGGCGTTATTCTGACAATGGGCGCTCTGCTGCGCGACATGGGCATTGCCAACATGGTGGACGATGACAAGACCGGGAAGCTGGATGAAGTGGTCAGCGGCACGATTCACGCCCTGAATGAAGTCGCCAAGCTGTGGGACAACAGCCCGGAAGCCGGTGGCGACGATGATTAAGCAGACGGTTTATGTGGTGCGGAAGAACGGCCTTTATCTGCTCAGTTACCAATTGAGCGAGATCAGGGAGTTTGACAGCACCGGCAGGCTGGCCGACGTGTACACCTGTATATGGGGCGAGAGCAGCATGGGCGCGAGAGCGTTCCGGCACATGGCGCGTGCGCGGGCAGTGATGAACATGGTGGACGGCGACGCAGTTGAAGAAATACTCGCGGAGGTGGATGTGGATGTTGAGGATTAAGACCGTTCTGGATGATGGCGCTTTTCTCCCGCGCCGGGCACACCCGACCGACGCCGGGCTGGATTTGTTCAGCCCCATCGACATGATCGTCCGCGCCCACGGATCCGCGATTTTTCACACCGGCGTTCATGTGCAGCTCCCGCCGGATACGGACGGCCAGATCTGGTCCAAGAGCGGACTGAACATCAACAGCGACATCATCACCACCGGCCTGATCGATGAGGGCTATACCGGCATGATCGTGGTCAAGCTGTTCAACTTCGGCATGGACGATTACATGGTCCACCGGGGCGACAAGATCGCCCAGCTGGTGATCACGCCGGTGCTTTACGCCGAGCCAGAACAGGATGAGGGGCCGCTTCCGGAGACGCCCAGGGGCGACAGCGGATTCGGATCCACAGGGCGGTAACTCTTGACAGAATCGCGTTTTTTGTCGGAAAGGCTCCGTTTTCGCGTCGTTCCGGGGGCTTGACCCATATGGTATACTATTAGCGTGAAAAGTTGCGATCACGCGCAGGCGCTTCCTTCGGGAGGCGCTTTTTTCATGGGCTGCACATGCCAAGTCCCAGCCCAGATCTGATTCATGCCGTTTCTCCTTATCACGGCACATCGGTCAGCCTGTCGCCACGGGCTGTCCTCGATGACCGACAGCAGTGAGGAGAGACACCGTGGAAAAGAAGTACATCGAGATTGATATTGCCGACCTGGTCCCCTACGACAAGAACCCGCGCCGCAACGATATGGCCGTGGATGCCGTCGTGGAGAGCTTCGACCAGTGCGGCTACATCACGCCCATCGTGATCGACGAGAACCGGCAGATTCTCGCCGGGGAAACCCGCTGCAAGGCGCTGAAGAAGCGCGGCGTGGTGCGGGATAAAGTTTTGCAGGTGTTCGGCCTGACCGAGGAGCAGAAGAAGAAATACCGGCTGCTGGACAATAAGGTCGGAGAGATCGCCGAGTGGGACGCCGAGCTTCTCATGGGAGAGCTGGAAGAGATCGACTTCGGCGCATTTGACTTTGGCTTTGATGACCTGCTGGCCGAGCTGACCGATAGCAGTGAGGACGATGCGCCGCTGAGCACAGCCGTGGAGGACGATGCCGACATCGTGCTGCCGGAGGAACCGAAAGCCAAGCGCGGCGACATCTACCGGTTAGGGCGGCATCGCCTGATGTGCGGTGACAGCACCGACCCGGCGGACGTGGCGCGGCTCATGGGCGGCGTCCAGGCTGATCTCCTGCTCACGGATCCGCCGTACAACGTGGCCTATGAGGGCGGCACCGGCATGACCATCATGAACGACAGAATGGAGGACGCTGCCTTTCGGAAGTTTCTCCGGGACGCATTTTCCTGCGCTGACAGCTTCATGAAGCCCGGCGCGGCGTTCTATATCTGGCACGCAGATTCCGAGGGCTACAACTTCCGCGGCGCGTGCCACGACATCGGCTGGCAGGTCCGGCAATGCCTGATCTGGAACAAGAACGCGCTGGTGCTGGGGCGGCAGGATTACCAGTGGAAGCACGAGCCGTGCCTTTACGGATGGAAAGGCGGAGCTTCCCACACCTGGCTCAACGACCGGAAGCAGACCACCGTCCTCGACTTCGACAAGCCGACGCGGTCCGAGCTGCATCCCACCATGAAGCCGGTGGCGCTGTTTGAATATCAGATTCACAACAGCTGCCCGGAGGGCGGCGCGGTGCTGGATCTTTTCGGCGGCAGCGGGACGACCATTATCGCAGCGGAACAGGACGGACGCTGCGCTTTTTGTATGGAGCTGGATCCGCGCTACGTCGATGCGACCATTCAGCGGTATGAGGAGTTCACGGGCGTCAAGGCGGTGCTCGTCAATGAGTGACAGCCTGACGCATGACACGGGAGGAAACATCAAAGTTTTTCGGTAGTGTGGCCGGACAGACTCCACGCTGTTCGGACGCGGGAGCGCGCTTCCTCTCACGCGCTGCATTCCATCGGCGGGGATGGTTTTTTTCAAGATGAAACAGGCAGATTCTTTTTACAAGTCACGCAGGTGGGAACGCTTGCGCAGTGTGATACTCCGGCGGGATGGTTACCAATGCCAGATTTCCAGGCGCTACGGCAAGCACATACAGGCCGACACAGTCCACCACATCTTCCCTCGTGAGGAGTTTCCAGAGTATCAGTGGGAGGCGTGGAACCTTGTGAGCCTTGCCGGTGACGTACATAACCGGCTCCACGACCGAGTGACCAACGCACTGACAGACGAGGGGGCGGAGCTGCTGCGACGCACGGCGCGTAGGCGTGGGCTGGACGTGCCGCTGCGGTACCAGTGAGCCGCCGCGCCGCCGCCACCACCCCCCACCCACGCCACCCGGCCCAGCGCCGCCGGGGACCGGTGGGGGGCAAAGACTTCCAACTGCGCGGTAATTTTGGGGAAATTTCCCCCAGCGAAAGCGAGGTGAGCACCGTGAAAGAAACCGAATGGAAGCAAGTGATCGTCGAGCAGATGAACAAGGTCGGCACCTACCGGGACGCATTTGAACCGGCGATTGATTCGCTGGCAAAGATGCTCGAACAGAGGGACGCCGTATATGCAAAGTACATTTCCACCGGTGCTCATGCGGTAGTCAAAAAGAAATCCGACCGCGGAGCAGAGAACATGGTCGTCAATCCTCTCCTGCGGACATGGAGAGAATTAAACGGGGACGCGCTGGCCTACTGGCGCGACCTCGGATTAACTCCGGCAGGGCTGAAACGCATCGACGAAAAGGCGATGCAAAAGCCCAAAGAGAATGCGCTGGCGAAGGCGTTGAGAGAGTTTGGCTAAGCACTATAAGCAGATCGCCGTCAAGTTCGCTCAAGCTGCCGTTGCGGGCGATATCGTCTGCGGCGCAGATGTCGTGGACGCAGCTCGCCGGTTCCTGTCCGACATGAAGCGCAGCGACCTCAAGTTGCGCACCAAAGAGCCGGACTTTGTGTGCAACATCATAGAGCGTTTCATGGTGCATAAGCAGGGCGAGGCGCTGGACGGAACACCATTGACGAACACACCGCTGAAGCTACAGCCATGGCAGGTGTTCGTCGTTTATAACATCGTTGGATTCTACTTCAAAAACAGAAGTGAGCGCCGCTATAAAGAGGCGTTCATTTTCGTGCCGCGCAAATCAGGCAAGACCATGTTCATCGCGGCGCTGGCATTTGCGTTGGCGCTTCTGGAACGAAAGAGCGGTGCGAAAATCTATATCGTGGCGGCATCGCTGAAACAGGCGTGCCAGAGCTTCGAGGATATTCTGTACACGCTGCGCTACCGGGAAATCATCGGAGATTTCAGAGTGCGCGACAACAACGCAGAGCATTCGATCTCCATGACCTTCACGGATGAAAATGACAGGCCGGAAGGATCCATCGACATCGAGGCTCTTGCATCCAACCCGGACGCGCAGGATTCATTCAACTGCAACATCGCCATCGCCGACGAGGTTCATGCCTTCAAGAAGGCCAGCCAGTACAATCGCTTCAAAGAGGCCATGAAGGCGTACACCAACAAATTGATGATCGGCATCACGACGGCGGGAGACAACGTCAACAGCTTTTGCTATCGGCGTCTCGAATACGCCACAAAGGTGGTCAGCGGTCAGGTGCAGGATGACAGCCTGTTCGTGTTCATCAGCCGAGCTGACCAGGACGAGAAGGGCAACGTGGATTATACCAGTGCGATCCAGCACCAGAAAGCCAATCCATCCTACGGCGTGACCATTCGCCCGGCGGACATCATGCAGGACGCGCTGCAGGCGCAGAATGATCCGCAGCAGCGAAAAGACTTCCTGTCCAGGTCGCTGAACATCTACACCACGGCGATGAATGCCTACTTCGATCTGAATGAGTTCAAGACCTCGGATGCGGCCTACAAATGGACGCTGGATGAGCTGGCGAGGATGCCAATCGAATGGTATGGCGGTGCTGACCTGTCCAGGGTGCATGACCTCACGGCGGCGGCGCTGTACGGCCAGTATAAGGATACTGACATCGTCATCACTCACGCCTTCTTCCCGATCACAGAGGCGGCGCGAAAAGCGGATGAGGATGACATCCCGCTGTTTGGATGGCAGGATGATGGCTGGTTGACGCTGTGCAATAATCCCACGGTCAACTATGGCGACATCGTGGACTGGTTCATAGAGATGCGGAAGCGTGGCTTCAAGATCAGGGAGATCGGGCACGATATGAAGTTCGCCGGCGAGGAATACATCCCGCTGATGAAGCGTGCCGGATTCGCTGTTGTGAACCAGCCGCAGTTGTACATCCTCAAGAGCAAAGGATTCAGACATATCGAAAAGGCTGTCAAAGATGGGCGGCTATATTATCTCCATTCAGAGGCTTATGAATACTGCGTGGCAAACGTCCGCGCAATCGAAAAAACTGACGATATGATCCAGTATGAGAAGGTTCAGCCGGAACACCGCATCGATTTGTTTGACGCTTCGGTGTTCGCCTGCGTCCGAATGCTGGAAGGAACCGTCAGGAAGAACAAAGCAAAGAAATGGTTCGGGGGTGACTGACCGTGAATATTTTTGAGCGCCTCGCTGTACGCTGGCGCGGAAATCGGAAAAGGGACGCCACTCCCACAAACTCTGTGGCGGTGTGGATGGATGGCGGCGATCTGTGTGTTCCGGGGTATACCAGGTTGAGCGACAACCCGGAGATCATGACCGGCTGCCTGCGCATCGCGGAGCTGATCGGCTCCATGACCATCTACCTGATGAGCAACACGGATGACGGTGATGTCAGGATCGTCAACGAGCTGTCGAGGATGATCGACATCACGCCCAACGGCACCATGACGCGCAGCCAGTGGATGACAGCCATCGTCATGAATCTGCTGCTGCACGGCAACGGAAATAGTGTGGTGGTCCCGCACACACACAACGGCATATTGCAGAGCATGGAGCCTATCGCCGCTTCCCGTGTCACCTTTAATCCGAAGCCCGGAAGCTACCGCGATTATTCTGTGTGCATCGACGGCAAGGAGCGCAGCCCGGAGAGCGTGATGCACTTCACCTATAACCCGGATCCGAAATACCTGTGGAAGGGCCGGGGCATGACCATCCTGCTGAAGGACATCGCCAACAATCTGAAACAGGCGCAGAAGACCGAGAACGCATTCATGGCGTCCGAATGGAAGCCGTCGATCATCGTCAAAGTGGATGCGTTGACCGAGGAATTCGCCAGCCCGGAAGGCCGCGAGAAGCTGCTGCAAAGCTACGTCAAGCCGCAGCAGACCGGGCAACCGTGGCTGATTCCCGCCGAGCAGTTCCAGGTGGAGCAGGTGCGGCCATTGTCCCTCGCCGATCTTGCCATCAAAGACACCGTGGAGCTGGACAAGCGCACCGTGGCGGCTGTGCTGGGCGTCCCGGCCTTCCTGCTGGGCGTCGGGGAATACAGTCAGACCGAGTGGAACAACTTCGTGCAGACGAAGATCAGAGCCATCGCGCTGAACATCCAGCAGGAGATGACGCGGGTGCTGATCATTTCACCCAAGTGGTATCTGACGCTCAATTTCTGGTCGTTGATGGATTACGACCTCAAGAGCACCAGTGACATCCTGCTGGCCGGTGCTGATCGCGGTTATGTGTGCGGTGACGAATGGCGCGACAGGATGCACATGGCCCCTGCGGGATTGAAAGATTATAAGGTGCTGGAAAACTATATCCCATATGAGTATTCCGGCAAGCAAAAGAAACTGATACAGGAAGGTGATTGATGATGAAGCCCGCAAAGCTGACGTGTCCCCATGCGAAGTATGACGCGAAGATGCACATCCAGTGCGAGAAGGTTGGCGACATGTGCGCCCACCAGAGATGGTGCAATTACAAGGGCTGGTGTGTGCTGACCGATCAGGCAGACAACTGCCCGGCAAGGAGGGAAGAGACCCATGAGCGAGAAGTTAAGGCAACTAAGAAGCGTCGCAACAAAGTTTGAGACACGGGAGGATGGCGATGAGCATGTGCCGCACATCTCCGGCTACTTCGCCTCCTTCTCTGATATTTATGAAATCGCGCCCGGCATGACTGAGAGCATCGCCAAGGGCGCTTTTTCTCGGACACTGGGCGGGGATATCCGCGCCCTGGTCAACCACGACACGACTTTGGTTCTCGGACGGACGAAGGCGCACACGCTGGATCTGAAAGAGGACGAACACGGTCTCTGGGGAGACGTCACCATCAATCCGAAAGATGTGGACGCCATGAACCTGTATGAGCGTGTGAAGCGCGGCGACGTTGACCAGTGTTCCTTTGGATTCGAGATCGTCTCCGAGGAAACCGACTTCCGCGAAGATGGCTCCATCCACTGGACCATCACCGAGGTAAACCTGTTTGAGGTGTCTGCCTGCACTTTCCCGGCCTACAAGGATACCAACATCTCTGCGCGGAGCGCCGAGCGCGATGAGATCAAGGCCAGGGAGCTTACGGCGTGGAAAAACAAAATGAAGGAGGCTGTGAAGCATGGCTTTGAAGACCCTTCTGCTGAGAAAGCGGATTGATAACAAGAAAAAGGAGCTTGAAGCTCTCAAGGCCAAGGACTTCTCCGCCCGCGAGGCCGAGCTGACCAAGGCCATTGACGAGGTCGAGACCGAAGAGCAGCGCACCGAGATCGAGGGCATGGTGGCTGATTTCGATGCCGAGAAGGCCCAGAACGAAAAGGCCATCGCCGATCTTGAGCGTGAGATCGAGGGCTTGGAAAACGACCTCGCCGCCGAGGAGGAAGCCCAGGACACCGATCCGCCTGCCGAAAAGCAGCCGGAAGAGAGAAAGGATGAGAAGACCATGAAGAACCGCGAAGCTATTCCCACCATGACCATCCGCGACCGGCTGGTCGATATCGTCACCCGCGACGAGGTCAAGGATTACCTCGCCGAAGTCCGCACCGCCATCAAGGAGAAGAGGGCGATCACCGGCGTCGGCCTGCTGATTCCCGAAATCATGCTTGAGCTGATCCGCATGGAGACCGCTCATGATTCCCGCCTGCTGCCGTTCGTGAACCGCCGCGCCGTGTCCGGCGTCGCTCGCCAGAACATCTCCGGCGCGATCCCGGAGGCCATCTGGACTGAGATGTGCGCCAATCTGAACGAGATCGCCATGGGCTTCAACCAGATCGAGGTTGATGGCTACAAGGTGGGCGCGTACATGGCCATCTGCAATGCCTCCCTGGAGGATTCCGACATCGCGCTGGCCAGCGAGATCGTGACCACTCTGGGCGCGTCCATCGGCAAGGCGCTGGACAAGGCGATCCTGTTCGGCACCGGCACCAAGATGCCCACCGGCATCGTGACCAGGCTGAAGCAGGAATCCCAGCCCGCCAGCTGGGGCACCAACGCGCCCGCGTGGGTTGACCTGCACAGCACCAACATCCAGACCCTGAACATCGGCTCCACCCGCGGCGCGGAGTTCTTCGAGAGCCTGATCACCGCTCTGGCCGTGGCGAAGCCCATCTTCAACAGCGACGGCCTGTTCTGGGTGATGAACCGCAAGACCCACCTGAAGATCATCGCCAAGGCTCTGGCCTTCAATGCCCAGGCTGCGCTGGTGGCCAACACCACGCTGATGCCCATCATCGGCGGCACTGTCGTCGAGTTCGAGGACAACGAGATCCAGGACAACACCATCTATGGCGGCTTCGGCGGCAACTATCTGCTGGCCGAGCGTGCTGGCGTGGAGTTCGCCTCCAGCGACATCCCGCTGTTCCTCCAGGATCAGACGGTGTTCAAGGCCACGGCCCGCTACGACGGCATGCCGCTCGATGGCAAGGCTTTTGTGGTCGTGAACTTCAACAACACCAGCCCGACCACCTCCGCCACCTTCCCCGATGACTGGGCCAACGCCGATCTGAACGAGCTGACCATCGTGGCGGCTGCTTCCGGCTCCAACGCTGGCAAGACCGTCCTGACCGTCACCGATTACCTGGCCACTGACACCCCGGTGCTGTACTACAAGCTCGGCACTCAGGCGGTCAAGGCTGGCGACGTCATCGCCACCAGCGGCACCGGCGCTTGGGCGTCCCTGACCTCCGGCACCACGGAGATCACCGCTGCGGCTGGTAAGAAGATCACCGTTGTCGAGCTGAATGCGGCGGCTGCTTCCGGCGGCGTGGTCGTGTCCGCCGGCGTGGTGGCTTCCATCCCGAAGGCTGCGGGCTAATGATCGCGGGGTGAGCAGCAATGCCGGATAGCACCATGCTGACGATGCTCAAGACCGATCTGGGCATCTTGAACACGACGGCCTATGATACGCGGCTGAATCAGCTGCTCACCGTGGCACAGAGGGCCATCATTGATGCGGGGGCGTCCACACTGGACGCCTCCGATGTTCTGGATATGCAGCTGATAGTCATGTATACGGCGTGGCTGTGGCGAAAGCGCGATTTCACGCTCGGCAACCAGCAGAGCAAAGACATGACCACAATGCCGCGCATGCTGCGCCTTGCGCTGAACAATCGGATCTTCAAAGAGAAAGCGGTGGTATCAGATGGTTGATACCGTGCTGAAGCTGATCGGTGCTTCTACGCGGGCGCAGGACTCCAATGGCATCTGGCGCACCACGAAGGAAGCGGAATCCGAGGTATTCGCGCAGGTGTCCAGCGTAGATCGCGGCGAGTTCTTCGCCGCCGGCGAACAGGGCTTCCGTCCTGAATACCGGTTTACTGTGTTCGCAGGCGATTACCACGAGGAATCGACCTGTGAATACAACGGCACTCGCTACGCCATATACCGCACCTACCACATTCCAGGCACGGATTACATCGAGTTGTACGTGCAAAGGAAGGTGGGCGTGAATGGCTAAGAAGACCGCCATAGACAAGCTGGACGAGGCCATAGAGGGCATCCTGAACGAGTATGGTGATTCGGTTCAGGCAAACCTCGACCTCATCACAAAGCAGATGGGGCAGAAAGGCGCGACGGCGCTACGGCAGGAATCGAAAGCAAAGTTCAAGCAGCATACCGGCGAATACGCCAAGGGCTGGAAATACGAATTCCGGCAAACGCGGCGGTATTCCAGGACAACGATCTTCAATGATCACTACAGCCTGCCGCACCTGCTTGAAAACGGCCATGTGATCCGCAATGGCACGGGCCGCACATATGGCAATGTGCCCGGAAGGGAGCACATTAAGCCGATTGCCGACGACCTGACCGGAACCTACGAGCGGGAGGTGAAAAGCAAACTATGACGATGAAGGAAATTGCCACCATGATCGGCAGCATCGGATTACCGTTTGCCTATGATCACTTCACGGATGAGGATACGCCAGGCGGACCGCCGTTCATCTGCTTCCTGTTTCCGAATTCCGACAACTTTTCCGCTGACGGTATCGTGTATCAGAAGATTAAGACGCTGAATATCGAGCTGTACACAAACGAAAAAGAGCCGGACTATGAGGAGGACGTGGAGGACGCGCTTGACGCTGCTGGCCTGTTTTATCAAAGTGACGAGACTTATCTCGAATCCGAAAAAATGTATATGGTGCGGTGGGAGACCGACGTGCCATGGACAAAGGAGGAAGACTGATAATGAGCACCGCCAAGAATAAGGTGAAATTCAACCTGAAGAATGTGCACTATGCCGTCATGACCAGCTCTGATGATTCTTCTGCTTCCTACAGCACGCCGGTGGCCATTCCCGGCGCGGTTTCGCTGTCGATGGATGCGTCCGGCGAACCGGAGAACTTCTACGCTGATGGCATTGCGTACTACGTCATCAACAACAACATGGGCTATGAGGGCGACCTTGAGATCGCGCTGGTTCCCGAATCCTTCCGCACCGACGTGCTCAAGGAGGCGCTGGATGCCAACGGCGTGCTGATCGAGAGCGCCGACGCCGACCTGACCCGGTTCGCGCTGCTGTTCGAGTTCGATGGCGACAAGAAGCACATCCGTCATGTGATGTACAACTGCACGGCGTCCCGGCCCTCCATCGCTGGCCAGACCAACGAGGAGAGCAAGGAAGTGCAGACCGAGACCATCACCATCACGGCGACGCCGCTTCCGAACGGCAAGGTTCGCGCCAAGACCGGCGACACGACCGACGCGACTACCTATGCTGGCTGGTATTCCAGCGTCTACTCTCCCGCGAGTGCCGCTGGCACTGCGAAGCTGTCCACTCTGACGATTGGCAGCGTCTCGCTGAGCCCGTCGTTTGACGCTGATACCAACAGCTACACCGCGACCACGACCGATTCCACGAATACCGTGTCCGCGACCGCTCCGAGCGGCGTCACGGTCACCATCCTCGTGAACAACTCCTCGCACACCAGCGGCGAATCCGCGACGTGGGCCAGCGGCACCAACACCGTGACGGTTGTCGCGTCGAAGACCGGGCTCCAGTCCTCCGTCTACACCGTCACCGTCACCAAGAGCGCGTCGTAATCGCGCAGGCAAACAACTGACCAAGGCCGTGATCCGCTTCACGGCCTTTATTTTTCTGTTGAGAGGAGAATGAGTAATGGCTGTTTCCAAGACCATCACCATTGATGACAGACCGGTCACGTTCAAAGCATCCGCGGCCATTCCGAGGATGTACCGCAATATGTTCCAGCGCGACATCTATCTGGATTTCAACGAGATTCAGGAGAAGATGGCGAAGAACAATCCCAACGCCTCTACGCTTCCCATGGAAACGCTGGAAGCGTTTGAGAACATCGCCTACACCATGGCGAAGCATGGCGATCCCTCCATTCCTGACAGCATCGATGAATGGCTGGACGGATTCAGCATGTTCACGATTTACAGTATTCTGCCGGAAATCGTGGAGCTGTGGGAGATCAACAACAAAACCGATGCTACCGCTAAAAAAAAGACCGGCCAATAGATCGTCCGATGACAACGCCTCTGTTTCTGCTTCGATGCTTGCAGGTCGGCTTGTCTCTGCGTGATCTGGATCTGATCACGATTGGAACGGTTATGGATATGTACACCGAAAAGAGCAATGACAGCTATGGCGGATATAAGCAGTTGGCAACGCAGGACGATTTCGACCGTTTTTAGAAAAAAACCCGGATGGGCGGGAGGAAGGAGAGACCAATGGCAGGCAGTCGGATAGCTGGTATTACCATAGAGATCGGCGGCGATACCACAAAACTACAGG